AAAGAATAGAGATTGGATGACAGAAGCTGTTATACCTTCCCTGTCAGATGATGGTAGGATTATTATGATAGGAACTGTGATATCAGAGGATTGTTTTCTCTATTGGGCGAAAGACTCTCCAGCTTGGCATACCCTATGGTTTTCTATTGTGGATGACGAAGGGAACCCTATATGGCCAGAGAGATTTCCTCTAAGTAGAGTTGAGTCTATAAAACAGGAATATGCTTCTGTAGGAAACTTGACTGGATTCTATCAAGAGTATATGAATGTTGCTCAAGCCCCAGATGATGCTCCGTTTAAGCCTGTATATATCAAGACTTATGATATGATATATAAAAGGGAAAATGGTCAGAATTTTTTGGAAAAAAAGAATGGGGATAAAATTCCAATAGATATTTATTGTGGAATTGACCCAGCGTCATCTTTGTCTATTAGAGCTGATTTCTTTGTAATCGCTACTATAGGCGTTGACTCCGATAATAACAAGTATATTATAGATATATTTAGAAAAAGGATAGACCCAGCAATCCAACCAGACAAAATAATAGAAACATATAAGAAATACAAACCTAGACGTGTTAAAATTGAAACAGTTGCTTATCAGGAAGCTTTGAGAAGTGCTGTTAGGAAAGTTATGAGCGAAGAGGGTTTATTTATACCAGGACTAGAGAAAGGTGTGAAACCTAGGACTCGAAAGTCTGAAAGATTAATATCTTTAGTTCCAATGTTTGCTAAAGGAGAATTTTTCTTTAGAAAAGAAGATGTTATTGCACAAGAGGAGTTTTTATCTTATCCCAGAGGTAAGAATGATGATATAATGGATGCTATATGGACAGCTTTAGAAACTCATCACCCATGTAGAAAGAAAAGCTTCGTAGAATTGGATAAGAAAATAAAAAAGAAAAGTAAAAAACTTGATTGGATGACAATGTAATTTTGTTGTATATTATCCACCAAATATGAGAAAGCATACTAACAACAAGAAAAAAGTAGACGAAACTCACCGATTATTTAACGAGTATTCTGAAAAAAGAAGAGTTTGGGCTGAGCACGCCCAAGAAGACCAAGAATTTAGATTAGGCAAACAATGGACAACTGAGCAAAGAAATACTTTAGAAGCTAGGGGACAAGCTCCAATTGTTGTAAATAGAGTGCACCCTGCTGTAGAAACAGCAAAAGCCTTACTTACTGCAAACAAGCCTGGCTTTAGGGTTTCTCCTAGAGAAGACTCTGACAATAAAGTAGCGCAAGTTTTTAATGGGATGCTTGAATATGTTTGGCATATTTCAGAAGGAACTACTGTATTACGACAAATAGTGGATGATTACTATGTATGTGGCGTTGGTTTTGGTCTAGTCTATCAAAATCCTATAATGGATGATGGTAAGGGGGAGGTTTGTGTTAAAGACATTGACCCTTTAGATGTTTATGTAGACCCCAATTCAAGGCATAGAATGTTTGATGATGCAGAGAATATTATAATCTCTAGAATGTTTACTAGAGACCAGGCAAAGAAGATGCATCCAATGTATGAAAAAGCAATACAGAATGCTACATCTTCACAATTTTCTGATAGGCCTGTAACTGACAGGGCAGATGATGGGGAGACAGCCTTCCCAGAGGAGATTGAGACTAGAGAGTCTACTGATTATATCCGTGGATATGAAAGATATTATAAAGAAATTGTTGATAAATTTAGAGTTTTTGAGAAGTTTTCTGGTAAAGAGTATATTTTTAACGACAAGCAGTTTGAATCTTATATGGCTAGACCTGTTTGGATGGTAAATAACAAACCTGTACTCGAAGAGGAAATAGTAAAGAAAATGTCAGCTAAAGGCATGATGGTTCAAGAATCTAATATGGCTGAGTTACTTCAAAAACAAATGTTCGAAGTAGTTCAAATTAGGATTCCAAGAGTTATTCAATGTGTTGTTATGGGTGATAAATATTTATATTCAAGAGAATTACCAGTAGAGCATTATCCTATAATCCCATTTATGAATTTACATACAAGAACTCCATATCCGATGAGTGATGTGAGACTTGTAAAAGGATTGCAGGAGTATATAAACAAAATTAGGTCTCTAGTAATAGCTCACGCTACTACATCAACAAATGCAAAGGTACTTATACCTGAAGGCTCAGTTGATATGAAAGAATTTGAAGAGAAGTGGGCTAGGCCAGGAGTTGGTATAGCAATAGATTTCTCAGAAGGGCAACCTGTAACGGTTCAACCAACACCTTTGCCAAATGAATTATATAAAAACGAAGCGGATGCTAAGTCAGATATTGACCATCAATTAGGTTTATATGAACTTATGATGGGTAATTCTGGAGCAGCCCCTCAAACATACAAAGCGACTATAGCTATAGATGAGTTTGGTCAAAGAAAGATAAAGTCAAAACAAGCTGATATTGAAGCTGGCTTAGAGAGAATGGCTATGGTGGCTATTCCTTTAATGCAACAGCTGTATAAAACAGAAAAAGTAATGAGAATTACTAATCCTAACAATTCAATGAGTGAATATGTTATAAATAAAAGATTATATGATGAGAAAACTGGTGAAATAAAGGTATTTAATGACATAGCTGTCGGCAAGTATGACATAACAGTTGTTACTGGGTCTACATTGCCATCAAATAGATATGCTCAATTAGAACTTTATACAGATGCTTATAAGAACGGTATTATTGACAGACAAGAAGTTCTTAAGAAGACAGAAGTATTCGATATGGAAGGTGTAATGCAAAGGACGGATACTATATCTAAAATGGAAAACCAGATAAAACAACAACAAGAAGAATTGAAAAAACTCAAAGGAGACCTTCAAACTAGAGATAGAGAATCTATTAATCTACGTAAGAAGGTTGAAGTTGAAAAATTCAAGGCTAATTTAGACCAAGTTAAAAATAAAGCTCAGGCTTCTGGGACTGTATTTGAAAAAAGGTTAAATGATGCCATTGGTAGTATCTCGAAAGAAATACAAAACAGCAAACAGGACTCAACCTCTAAAAAGAGCAGTCCAAAAAAATAGGGAGTAAGAAAAGTGGAACAAAATATTGATACCCAAAATAATGGCTCAGTAGTTGACCAAGCATTTGATAACCCAGTAGGCCAATCAGTTGAGACACCTCAGCAAGAGGCCCCTTCTATGACTCCTGCAGATGCATTCGCACCTGTAGCGAATCAACCTCAAGAAGGGCAACCCTCTCAAGTTGCAGAGCTTCAACCAGGTCAAGAGGCAGCACCTCTAAAAAATAATGACGAAGTTCGTTACGAATATTGGCAGTCTCAAGCGTCTAAAGCTCAGAATCAACTAAAGGAATACGAACAAATAGCTCCACTTGTGGACTATATAAAAGCTAATCCTTATGTTATTCAGAACATAGAACAAGGAATTACTACAGGTGGACAGCAAGTCCAGCCTAACGAAGTTGTTAAGGAAGAGTTTCCTGAAGCACCCGTTAAGCCCGAAAGGCCTCGTAATTTCAATCGTGAAGAAGCTGTATCAGACACAAGTAGTGAATCTGCTAAATACATGGATGAAATGGATGAATGGAGAGATAAAACTGATGAATATAATAGATTATTCACTCAGTATCAAACAGCAAGGATTGAAGAAACTTTCAATGCGCAAAGAGAGAGAGAATCTGCAGTTGAACAAGCTAGATTACAACAAGCATCTCAAGCTCAACAAGCCAATGATATTCAACAATATGCTGTAGCAAATTTTGGAGCCGATGAAAATTTAGCTTCTGAATTTGTTAAAGAAATGTCTGCCCCTGAATCTGTATCTATGGATAATTTATGGCAATTGTTTTTAATGAAAAAAGGGATTAACCAGTCACCAGGACAAGCTCCTGTAGCTGAACCTTCTCCTCAATTTCAGCAAACTCAAGCTGCTCAGCAAATTCCAAGCTCTATGGGTGTGATGCCTGCTGCTTCGACTTCTAATACTTCAGGTAGCGATGGAATAATGGATGATTTAATAAACGGTTATAATTCTAAGAATCCTTGGAGTTAATAACAAAAATGATAGATTGGAGAAATTGAAATGGCAGCAACAAGTCAAGATAAATTTAGTCCTTCTACTGGCGCTGGTGTTCAAGGCATAAGTATAGATAGCAACCGAAGAATTTTTAACTTCGGAGAGAGAGTAGCAGAGTTAGCTCCGCAACAATCTCCTTTTTTTACTTATCTTTCTAAGGTGGCTAAAAAGCCAACTAATGACCCTGTATTCAAATTTATGGAACAGAGACATCAATGGCAAAGAAGGAATTTTAATGTTGATACTAACTTAGATAACTTAGGTAAGGCAGCGGGTGAGGCATTTGGTCCCGCCAAAGACCTCGTATTATCATGCGGATATAATAGCAATGGTAGTATAGAAGCTAATCAACCTTGTAAGTTTATTGTAGGTGGTCAAACATTAGCAATTAAAACAAACGAAGGCGTTGTGGTGGTAAAAATAAAAGCCTCAGCGAAAGTTGGTAATTCAGCTAGTACTGAAGGTGATATAGTTCATGGTGCTAGCACAACAACTATTGCTGGTGAAGATATCATAGTAATCGGTAAAGATATGACAGCTTCCGAGGATATAGAAACTGCTGCTCCTGGTCAAGTAATTGGCTCAGCATGGGCTGAAGGTTCTACTGCTCCTCAGGGCTGGGAAGATGCTTTATTCGATAGAGAGGGATATTGTCAGATTTTTAAAACTGCAATGAATCTTTTCTCAAATACTGCTAGAGCTACTGTGTATCGTGGAAAAGCCGATGAATATAAAAGAGTATGGACTGAAAAGCTCATGGAACATAAAATGGACCTAGAGCAAGGGTTCTTGTTTGGTCGAGGAGTAGCTGGCCATTCCACTGAAGGCGATTTGGGTGCTGCCAGTGAATCAGGTGGGTCTGCTCGTTATACTCATGGTATTGTACCTTTTACTGAAATAAATGGTAAGGTATACGATATGAATTACGCTTCATCAGGATATGATGCTTTCTTAGATGCAATGGAAGATTACTTTGCACCTGAAGGTGGAAATTCTGGTAATAAGCTGGTTTTAGCGTCACGTAAAGTTATTACATACTTAAATAAAATGGGTTCTGGTAGTTTCCTAAACAACTCTGTGGGTTCTTCACAGTATCGTTTAGATGTTGCTAACATTCCTGGTCAATTTGGGCATAATGTAACTAAAGTTAATACTATTTATGGTAATTTGCATTTTGTTGCCGAGCCTCTATTAAGAGGGCCTTGGGAAGATTATGCTATGTGTGTTGATATGAAAAATGTTGCATACAGACCATTGGTTGGTAATGGCTTAAATCGTGATACTTTTGTAGAAACTAATATACAAGCTAATGACGAAGATGGAAGAAGAGACCAAATCATAACCGAAGCTGGTCTTGAAATCTCACTTCCTGAAACTCATGCTGTATTGAAGTTTACGTAAGGAGGTAGAAGATGCCAAATGTCGGTCAAAATGATATAACCTTTACGAATAAGCAAGACCCTTCTGCGAAATTTATTAGCCGTGATATGATGAATGGCTGGGAAATTGCAGATATAGACGCAGAGGGATGGCATCAAGTAAGTGCCAGTACTGCTAAAATAATACAAGATGTTACTGATGATGTTGGAAATGGATTAACCTTAGAACTTTTCACTACTGCATTAGCTGTAAAAGGCAAAGATGTAGTAGGAAGTATATTGAAATATGGTTCTTCAGGTGATGCTCAGATTACAACTACTTGGCAATATTTTGATTCGAAAGATACTAATTTTGATGGGACAGGGGCTGCAACTGGTGGAGAATGGGTCGATTTTGGGACTGAGAGTTCAACTGGAACTCCCCAAACTATCGATGCTGGTGACACTAAGTTTGCTGATATTGTTAGAACAGGTAGTAAACTAAGACTGAAGCTTACCGTTACAGATGCGGATGCTAATGGAGTAACAGCAGGTATTCAAAATGCAGCTATTGCTGT